CCTCACTGTCGCCATCACTACCGCCGGTATCGTCTCCGAATCCCCTCTCGCCTGGCGCCTCCACGAAAAAACCCTCCGCATCAAGCAAGGCATCGCCTCCGACCCCACCTTCTACGGTGTCATCTACGGTGCCGACAAGTCCGACGACTGGACTTCCGAGAAGACGTGGATCAAAGCCAACCCCTCCCTCCGTGAGAACGGTGGCTTCCTCGACATCTCCCGTATCCGCAAACGCTACGAAGCCTGCCTCTCCGAGCCTGACGGCGCATCCGCCTTCAAACGCTACTACCTCAACATCTGGGATCAGAAGCAGGACCGCGCCATCGACCTCGCCAAATGGGACGCCTGCACCTCCTCCTACCTCTCCACCCCCCTCCTCCCCAAACCCCCCGAGGACATCGTCCGCCCCCTCCACCACGACACCCTCTCCCGCTTCATCGACCGCATCTGCTGGCTCGGCGTCGACCTCTCTATGTCCACCGACATGTCCGCCCTCTCCTTTGTCTTCCCCACCCCCGACAACGGCTACGAACTCCTCCCCTTCTTCTACTTCCCCGCTGCCAAACTCCGCAGCAAGGAACTGAAAACCGGAGTCCCGCTCCAGCGTTGGGCAGCGGAAGGCTGGCTCGAAGCTCATGACGGCGAAGCCATCGACTACGCACAAGTCAAGGAACGCATCCGCTGGGGTTCCCGCATGTTCCAACTCAAGGAAGTCTGTTTCGACCCTTGGAACTCCCGCGAGATCTCCAAGCAGCTCATCGACGATGGCCTCACCTGCATCGAAGTCCCGCAATCCTATCGCGGCCTCTCCGAACCCATCAAGCACTGCCTCAAACTTATCGAAACCGCCAAATTCTACCACGGCAACCACCCTATCCTCCGCTGGCACGCTTCCTGCCTCGACCTCAAATCCGATGGCAACGACAACTTCCTCCCAGTCAAGCCGAACCGCAAATCCCAAGCTCAACTTATCGACGGCATGACTGCCACCTTCAACGCAGTCCACCGTGCCATAACCGGCCACAAACCCTCCGCCTACGTAGGAGTTAAGGAGACCGTCATCTAATGTCCATCACCACCTCCGCTCTCCTCGCCACCCTCGACCGCTCCCACTCCCCTCTCGCTGTCAAAGCCGTTAACTGGGCACTCGAAGTCGCCAGCGGGAAGTCGATCCAACAAGTAATGCTGGAGACGAAAACCACCACCACCAACTTCTCCATCTCCGACTCCGACTGGTACCGCGACAACGGCTACAACCTCCTTTCCGCCCTCACCGGTGGCACCCTCAACCACTCCAACGTCACCGTCAACGAAACCACCGCACTCGAATCCAGCGCCGTATACGCCTGCGTCAAAATCATCTCCGAGGACCTCGGCCGCCTCCCCTTCATCACCTACGAACGCTCTACCGACCACCTTTCCGTCGAGAAAGCCTACTCCCACCCCCTATTCCCCGTCCTCAAGAACCTTGTCAACCCGGAAGTCTCCTCCGGTGAATTCGTCGAAACCCTCACTGCTCACAGCCTCCTTTGCGGGGACGGCTACGCCTTCATCCAACGCATCACCTCTTCAACCGGCACCCATATCACCCTCTACCCTTGGCAACCAGCCGACGTTCGCCTCGACCGCAACGCGCGTGGCGCAACCGTCTACATCCACAAAGAGGGGAACTCGACTGAGAAATCCTACCCCCGCGATCAAGTCTTCCACCTTCGCGGATTCACTCTCGACTGCCGCAACGGCGACCAGATCATCACCCGCGCGCGCCAAGTCCTCGGCCTCACCCTTGCCACACAGGAATACGCCGCGCGCTACTTCGCCAACGACACCGCCCCCGGCCTCGTCATTGAGCGTCCGGTCGGCCTCCAGCCTCTCGGCCCCGAATCCGTTCAAGCTATCAAAGACGCTTGGAAGAAGTGGTTCCGTGGCCTGTCCAACAAACACGAACCAGCCATCCTCCAAGACGGTATGACGGTCAAGGTAATCACCCCCGATGCCGCCAACGCTCAACTCAACGAACAGCGCCAGTTCCAGGTCATCGAAGTCTGCCGCCTATTCCGCATGGCACCTCACAAGCTCGCCGACCTCTCCCGCGCTACCTACTCCAACATCGAGCAACAGGGAATCGACTACGTCACCAACACCCTCGCCCCCCACTGCGACCGCTGGAAGCGCGCCGTTCACCGCTGCCTCCTCACCATGCAGGAGCAAATCGACGACCGCATCTATGCCGAACTCAACGTCAACGCCCTCCAACAAGGCGACTTCGCTGCGCAAGCCGAAGGTTTCCGCAAACTCCTCGAAAAAGGCGTCTACTCCGTCAACGAAGTCCGCCGTTGGCTTAACCTCAACCCGATCGAAGGTGGCGACTACCACTTCGTCCAGATCAACATGGGTGAAATCAACAAAGTAGCTAGCGGAACGGCATCTCAGCCACCTGCTGGCGACGCAGGAGGACCCAATGCCAGCACTGAAACCCCATAATACCGACACCTCAACCGCATCCTGGGACGGCCCCGCCGCCGAATCCTCCCTCACCGTCGACGGTAAGGAATCCTACTACCGCTCCGCCTTCGCTTGGCAGGACGCGGACAACAAACCCACTCTCAAATCCTCCTACCGCTTCATCCACCACTTCGTCTCCGAATCCGGCACCGTAGGCCCCGCCTCCACCGTCGCTTGCTCCTCCGGTATCGGCATCCTCAACGGCGCACGCGGTGGCACCACCATCCCCTCTTCCGACAAGCAAGGCGTCTGGCAACACCTCTCCCGCCATCTCCGCGATGCCGACCTCGACCCCCCTGCTCTCACGAAGGACGACTCCGACATCGATACAAAATCTAAATGGGAGGAGAACGAAACCGCTTTCCGCCACCGTCTCCGCGACCCCCTCTCCTTCAAACCCCGCACTTTCCGCACCATCGTCCTCCAGAAAACCAAACCTCGCGTCCTAGCTGTCGTAGCCAAACCAAAGGAAGGAAACAATTCCATGACCCTGCAAACCCTCATTTTCCCAAAAGAGGAAGGATGGACAATGGCCTCCGCGCGCTCCTGGGTCGGCAAACACCCATCCCTCAAGAACCAGAACTTCAATTCCGACTTCTCCTCCTCTTCCGCCGACGAAACGAAGGAATTCTCCTTCTCCCTCAAGGAAGTATCCGAGGAAGGCACCTTTTCCGGTATGCTCTCCGTTTACAACATCGTAGACCTTGGCGGCGACTCCGTCGAACCCGGCGCCTTCGACAAATCCCTGGCCGAAACGAACGGCGAGATCCCCTGCCAGTGGCAGCACCGCGAACCCATCGGCCTCCTGAAAGTCACCCCTGTCGAGAACGGCCTGTGGGTCGATGGCAAGCTCACTCTCGAAACCCTCGACAACGGCACTCCTATGGTCCCGGAAGCCTACAAAGCCCTCGCTCTCATGCGTGCCAAAGTCGTGAAAGGACTCTCCATCGGCTACAAAGCGATCAAAGCCCCGATGGAAGACGGGGTCCGTAAACTGAAGGAAATCCGCCTCCTCGAAGGCTCTATCGTCACCTTCCCCATGCTCCCCGTCGCGCAAGTCGTCAGCGTCAAATCCGCCGACCAGAAGGAAGCCTTCGACGACGAACTCTCCCACCTCCAAATCTTAGCCCTCCGCTACCAGATCATGGACGCGCTAGGCCGCTCCCTCGACCGCATCCTCTACGCCGACAACCTCGCTGCCAGCGACAAGATCTCCCAGTCCAACGCCGCCTGTGTCCGCTTCACGGAGTCCTACATCTCCATGCTTCCCGACTACCTCTCCGCTTGCGGCTTGGACGACCAGGACGACGAAGCAGACACACCGAAATCCATTCTCTTGTCCGACCACAAATCCGGACGCACGATCTCAGCAGCAACGGCAGAACGTATCCGCTCCGCCATCGACATCCTCCAGTCCCTACTGAACGGACCCACCACTGCCGAGGACCCCTTACCTGACGAGGAAGCGGGCCGCTCGACAGCCGGAGACCTTCATCCCGTAGCGACTAAGCAAACCCTTGACGAGCCGGAGCCTCCCCCTCCACCGGTTGAGGACCCCCCTCCTCCTCCCCCTATCCCGGAGCCGCTACCACTCGACTCAATAGCCAAACAATTACGAGGTACATTCTCATGGAAGTAAACGCCGAACAAATCGAGCAGTTCAAAACCGAGATCACTGACGCACTTGGCCTGTTCAAGGACGAAGTGAAGGGCGAAATCGCGCTCCTCAAGAAAGCCGCCGACCTCGCCACCACCCGCACCGATCTGGACAACCTCCGCGCTCAAGTCGATCGCATCCACGCCGAACTCCTGCACGCCGAGGCCGCGAAGCAGACGACTCCGACTTACGACTCCGTCTCCGACCTCATTTGGAAATCCCCTGCCTTTGCCGACCTCAAGCAAGCCTGCAAGGAGAATCGCTATTACCGTTCCATCGTCTCGCCGGAATTCTCCCTCTCCGACCCCGGTGCCGAGATGAAAACCACCATCACGACCTCTGCCGTCGGACGCAGCACGCCGGGAATTTTGGTTCCCGAGCGCGTCCCCGGTATCGTCCCCCTTGCTCGCCGCGAACTCCGTATGCGCGACGTTCTCCCGGTCGGCACTTGCTCCGGTGACGCCATCGAGTTCATCCGTGAGAACGCCTTCACCAACGCCGCTTCGCCTCAGACAGAGGCTTCCGACAAGGCCGAATCCGCTCTCACCTTCACTATCGCCCACGAGCATGTCTCCACCATCGCTCACTGGATTCCGGCCACCCGCCAAGTCCTCGACGACTTCGCTGAACTCCAGCGCTACGTCAACGACACCCTGTTGTACGGCCTGAAGTTGAAAGAGGAAACCGAAATCCTCACCGGCGATGCTCTCGGCACGCACCTCAATGGCCTTTGCACCCAGGCCACCGCCTACGCCGGCACCTACGTTGCCGCCAGCGATACCGCCATCGACCTCCTGAACCACGCCATCACCGAAATGGAAGTCCGCAACGAGCAACCCAACTTCGTCGTCCTCAACCCCGTCAACTTCCGCGCAATCATGGGGACCAAGACGAACGAAGGCGGCGCGAACCTCGGCATGTACATCGTCGGCAACCCTGGCGGCCCCTACATGCAAGTCCCCACCATCTGGGGCCTCAGTGTCATCCGCTCCAACTCGATGACCTCCGGCAAATTCCTGATGGGAGATTCGCGAATGGCTAAGATCTACGACCGGATGAACGCGGTTGTGGACATTAGCACTTCCCATAGTGACTATTTTATAAAGAACATGGTGGCGATCCGGGCGGAGGAGAGGATTGCTCTCGCTGTATTCCGCACCACTGCTTTCACCTACGGATCTATCTAGTCCGATGCGCCTTTGCAAGCGGGGTTAGAGGTTGACCTTTAGCCCCGTCTGCACTATGATTTAATCACCGTGACAGATCAGGAGAAGGAAACCCAAAAGAGGTACCGTGACGCCCACGAGGACCAGATCCGGGAATACCAAAAACGGTGGCGTAGCGAGCATGTGGATTCCCGTAAGGAGTACGCTCGCGCGTACTACTTAGCGAATAAGGAAAGGATGCGCGCTCAGAATCGCGAAAACTACCTGGCGAATCGGGAAGAGAGGATCGCCAAGCAGAAAGCCTTATACCGCAGCAATCCGCAGCCGATTATTGATAGGGCTACGAAATGGAACAAGGATCATCCCGAACGGCACAATGAGCATACTGCGAAGTGGAGCAAGCTAAACCCCGCCAACGGTAGAGAATCTTGTAAGCGTCACCGCGAGGCACATCCCGAATACCACAAAGCTAGGCTGAAGAAATGGGCAAAGAACAACCCGCTCAAGATTCGCTTAAAGAGCCACAATCGTCGGGTTGCGACTTCGGACCCCACACAAACAACAGACGCCTTTATCCGCGCACTCTACCTCTACCAAGGAAGCCGCTGTGCGGGCTGCTTCAAGGACCTGAACGGAAAGTTCCATGTCGATCACATGATCCCAATCTCTTCTGGTGGTGGACATATAGACGAAAACATCCAGATCTTGTGTCCGAATTGCAACCGGAGCAAACACAAGATGGGGATCGAAGCTTGGGCAACAAGAGTGCTACTTAGTCTATGCACCCACAAAAGGAAACACTAAATGGTAACCATCATCAGCCACCGTCCCTTATCCGGCGACTATGGCGCTTTCCCAGCCGGACACGTATTCGACGTTGACGACAAAACCGCCGAATCCCTGGAGCGTCGCGGCCTCGCCTCCCGCTACCGCCGCCCCCCTTCTGCCAAGGACATCCTTGCCAAGATGCAACCGGCTTACGAGAACAAGGCGATGGACACGACGGAAGAGATTAAGTCCTTCCTCTCTGGCAATCCGTCCTCCACCTTCACCTTCCGCCGTCCAGGCCGTCCCAGAAAGAACCCGTGAACCGCACCCCCACCGTCATCACAGGCCCGGTCACCGAACCCGTAACCGCTGCGGAGTTACTAACACAATTGTCGTTCGGCGACGAAACCCCCGAACCTCTCCAGATAGAGACTTGCATCGCAGCCTCCCGTGCTTACTACGAATGGCGTACCGGCCGCACTATCCACCAGTCCACGCTGGAAATGGTGTACGACGAATTCCCGTCCACCGACTACTTCACCCTCCCTCGCGCCACCCCCCTATTATCCATCGTCACAGCCTCCTACAAAAACTCCTCCGGCGTGACGACGATCATGACCGAGAACACCGACTACCTCCTCGACACCGACTCCATCCCTGGCCGGATGGTGCTCCCGTACAACGTCTCATGGCCATCCTTCACAGCCTGGCCCGTCTCCCCTATCCGCATCCGCTACACTGCCGGCCTCGCCACCTCCCCAGTCGTCTCTTGTGCCGCCGACATCAAGATCCCCATCCTCATGCTAGCTGCGCACCTATGGGAGAATCGCGAAGCCGTCAACCTTGCCGATGTCGCCTCCATCTCCCAAGTCGCCGTGCAATTCGGTGCAGAAGCCTTCATCTCCTCCCGTGTCGCCGTATACTCCTTCTGATTCTCCTCCGGTGCTTGTAACTTGCCTCCTTCCGTCTCGGGGCAGGCCATACCTAACCAAGAAAGCTATGGACTGTTTCGTCCAGCAAACGTACCCCTCACGTGAGCTGCTAATCCTTGACGATATGGACTGCCCCGCCTTTTCCGACATCCCCAAGATCCCCAACGTGAGGCTGTTCCGCCTGCCGAAGATGACCATTGGCGAGAAACGCAATATCGGGGTATCGCGCGCGGAAGGAGACGTGATCTGCCACTGGGACTCCGATGACTGGAATCCTTCAACCAGGATTGCCAACCAACTACACGAACTCCTCGCGAGCGGGAAGCGAGTCAGCGGATGCTCACAACTCCTGTTCTGGGACCTGGACCTCAAACACGGATACCGATACACTCATCCGCATCCCGCTTACGCCATCGGCACCACCCTCATGTATCACCGTTCCTGGTCCCTCTCCCACCCCTTCCCGGCCAGCAACATCGGTGAGGACAACCTATTCGTTCACCAATCCCGTAGCGTCCTCCACACCATCCCCGACCTCGGCATCATCGCCGGAGTCCATTCCGGCAACACGAGCAAGAAAGTCCTCTCGCACGCAGAGTTCGCCAAAGTTCCCTTAACCGCCTTTCCCAATGAAGCACATTCCTGGATGCATGATTAGGTTTAGTAGATTTGAAGCGAGCAGGATCATACTTTCGCAGTTACGGTTATTGCAACTGAAAGTGGATTTCTGCCGACTTAACCTCGCCTTCCCCGGTTACCTCCACCCTTGCGTATGGCCGATTGCGTGGAAGACGTACCACACCCTGCGAAGGTTCCGAGTAGGGATAGATATCGCGCAATGAAGCTCAATCTTGGATGTTCTGACCGCCACCAACCCGGCTGCATCAACGTCGACATCGTCCCCCCTTGCGATCAAATCGCCGACCTCTCCGCCGCATGGCCGTGGGAGACATCGTCTATCGACTTCGTCTATGCACACGACATCTTCGAGCATCTCCCCTCGAAGATCCACACGATGAACGAACTGTGGCGAGTGTTGAAGGCAGGAGGCCGTGCCGAGATCATCGTCCCTAGTGCTTGCCGGGGAGCGGGGGCGTTCCAAGACCCCACTCACAGCTCGCTATGGGTAGCTAATGACTTCGAATACTACGAGATCGGCAACTTCGCACGAGAGCGATTCCGTGGCAAGAACGGCATCACCGCAGACTTCCGCATCCTCTCCCTCACCCAGGAGAAATACCAAGGCAAGTGGGATGAGGTATGGAAGATCACTATCCTGCTGGAGGCCGTGAAATGAGTTTCGTCATCATCATCCCCTCCAAAACCTCCTCCAACCTCTTCCGCTGCGTCGACGCTATCAACCGCAACCAACCCAACTCCACAATCTGCGTCATCGACGACGGCCTGGACACCATCCCCCCGAACTGCCACGTCATCGCCGGTATTAAACCTTTCCAATTCCCCCGTAACATCAACCTCGGTATCGCTTGGTCCTCCCCCCATTCCGTCGTCCTCCTCAACGACGATGCCCTCCTCGAATCCCCAAACGGGTTCGGCATCCTCGAACGAGCATGTACCGATAATCCCGACTACGGCCTAATCGGCTGCACCACGAACGTCACCGGTCAACCGCTTCAATTCCGCCGCTCGATCGGCCTTCGCGAAGTCCCCCATATCGCCTTCGTATCCGTCTTCATCCCCCGCTCCACCATCGTCCGCATCGGCCCCCTCGACGAACGCTACTGCCTCGACTACGGCGTCGACGACCGCGACTACTGCGAATCCGTCCGCCACGTCGGCCTCAAAGTCGGTGTCCACGACGACTGCTACTGCGATCACGGTTCCATCCGCAGTGAGTATCGCGGTTCCCCTACCGCCCCGCGCTCCTATGCTCTCAACTACGAACTTTTCAAGCAGAAGTGGGGGTTGACATCGTGAAGGTGGTAGTCCTCGGCGCATCCGGCATCATCGGCCAGCACATGGCCTTAACAATCCCCCCCTCCATCTCCGCCTCCTTCTACCGCCGCTCCGCCGACCTCTTCTTCAAAGGAGCGGACTTGGAGTGCGTTGGCGAACTGGACATCCTCCTCGCGAACGAACAACCCGATATCGTCATCAACCTCGCTGGGGAATCCAACACCGATACCGTTGAGCGCTCGCCATCCGACTACGACTACCTCAACTCCACCCTCCCGTCCGACCTCTCCGCTCGCCTTCCCGGCAAGCGCCTGATCCACATCTCGTCCCAAGCAGTCTTCGACGGCCTCAACCCCCCTTACCACCCCTCTTCCCCAACCGCCTCCGTGAACTACTACGGCGCACAGAAAATCCGTGCCGAGAAAGCCGTCATGAGCGGCCCCTCCACTTGGACCATCCTCCGCCCCACGTTCGTCCTCGGTGTCCGTCCCTTCCCCCACGTTGGCCGCACCAACCCTATTGAGCAGATGCTCTCCGGCCAGCACTCTCAAGTCACCGACCGCCACTTCTCCCCCCTCTTCGCACGCGATGCCGCCTTCCTCATCTGGAAGTCCATCTATTGGCCTACCTCCTCCATCTACCATCTCGGCAACCCTTACCGCACTTCCCGTTACGACATCGCCGAGCACTTAGGTATCGAACCCATTCCAGCCAGCCACCACTCCTTCCCTAGCCTAGCCCCTCGTCCTCTCGACACAACCTACGCCGAACCCTCCTCCCATATCACTGGATTCAATCGCGGGATCGACATTTGCCGCCACGATTACGCCGACCGCTCCTCCCTCTCCCTCCCCCACCGCGCGCGCGAAATCGCGTTATTCCTCGGCATCACGGAGGACGCCGCCGTCACCAAACTGCAATCCGGCTTCCACCCCCTCCACCGCGCCGTCGCACTCGACTTCAACCTCCTCCCTTACAAAACCGACGACGAGATCCTCGAATGGTATCGCACTACCGACTCCTACATCTGGGAACTCTCCGCCTACCACCTCGACCCCGGATTCGCCTACATGAGAATGGTGAAGAACTTCTGTGATCGCCTCCTCCAACTCCATGTCAAGTCCGCATTAGTCCTCGGCGACGGGATCGGCGACATGACTCTCTACCTCAATCAACACGGCGTCAACGCCACCTACCATGACCTAGCAGGCTCCCGAACCGCCGCCTTTGCCGCATTCCGTTACTGGCTCAACACCGGCAAACCGCTCCCATCCCGTCTAACCGACGGCTGGCTCCCCACCGACATCGGTAAATGGGACGCCATCCTCTCCTTCGACTTCATGGAACACCTCACCGATGTCCACCACTGGACTTCCTTGATCCGCCGCTCCCTCACTCCGGGAGGCTGGTTCATCAACCAGAATGCCTTCTCCGCACAAGGCCCTACCCTCCCGATGCACCTCCCCCGGAACGCCCGTTACGAGAAGGACTGGGACCCCCTCCTCACCTCCCTCTCCTTCCGCCAGGAGTCCTCCAATTGGTACCAGTCCGCATCATGAAAAAGATCACTACCTACAACCCGGACGGAACCTCGAACGGTTGGCTTGTCCCTTTGTGGCACACCGACTCTTCCATCCCAGTGGACCAAGTCTACCTCACCGTCATCTCCCCCGGACAATCCAAAGGTCCCCACCTTCACCTCCACCGTTCCGGCATGTTCACTTGCATTCGCGGCTCCGTCGACATCATCACTCGCTGTCCCGATGGCAACTACCGCCATTCCCTATCCGGCCCCGATACAGACTTCCGCACCGTCCTCGTCCCCAAAGGATTTGCCTGCCAGCTAGTCAACCTCGACCCCTCCAATGAATCCTACATCCTCAACATGCCGTCCCCTCCGTGGCGTGCCGACTTCCCGGACGAAAACCCGGTAGACGATTGGAACCCATCGTAATGCCACGCCGCCTCGATATCGGAATCGCATCTTACGGAGCCAGCGAGAAGCTGATCCACACTCTCCATTCCCTTCGCTCCACCTGCCACACGGACTGGCGTTGCTTCGTCATTGACAACCCCGGCCCGGACCCCCGCACCCGCGAAGTCATCGCCAACTTCGCCAAAGAGGAACCGCGCATTGTCCCAATCCTCCTCCCTACCAACATCGGCTACGCCGGTGCCGTCAACAAGTTGTTCGAGCTGGCCGAAACCGAGTACATCGCCTACTCCGACAACGATGTCGTCCACCAAAAACACTCCTGGGACGAGGAGATGGCCCGCAAATTGGATCAATTCCACGAAATCGGCATGCTCTTCCCTCAAGGTGGCGCTGCCCCCATCCCTCGCGGCCAATACACCGAAATCATGTGGGGGATCGGCTGCTCCTGGATGCTCAACCGCCTCTGCCTATCCGACGTCGGCCCCTTCGACACATCCCTCGGCCATCAGGAAGAAGCCGACTACTGCCTCCGTGTCCGCATGGCGGGGTGGAAATGCGCTTCCCTCTCCATCCCCATCCAGCACGACTGCTCCGCCACCACCTCTCCCGCCTCCACCGAACGCATCAATCGCGGAGTCGTCGCCTGGGTGAACAAGTGGTGTGCCTACTTCGGCGGCAAAAACCTCAACTACCATTCCCCCAACGTCCTCCGTTGGGAAGACTGGCCTCCCAACGCTCTCTACCTGGAGGAATACTGGAAGCGCGAACTCGGGGACATCAACTCCTCCCCGGAAACCCTTACCCACGCTGGCCGTGAATATGACTACATCCGTGTCCCCCGTTACTCCGGCTACTATCGCAATCGCATCATCTAACCCCCCCTCCCCCATATTCTGGGGGATGACGAACGTCCGCAACGAAGGACGTTGGCTCCGCCGTTGCCTGGAGTCGATGCTGCGAATCTGCAACCTGGTCGTAGTTTACAGCGATGACTCAACCGACGACACAGTCTCCATCGCCGAATCCTTCCACCCGCGTACCATCGTTATCGCATCGTCCTCCCGCTCCTTGGACAAAACGCGGGACAAGAACATAATGCTCGCCACCCTCCTCCACCACATCCCGCGCAGTGAGCAGAATGAGACAAACCAACATTGGGTGCTCGCTATCGATGGCGATGAGGAGCTGGAACCATCGACAATCCCCTTCCTCCTCGATTGCGTCACCGCCAACCCCACCGCCTACTGCATCGGCCTCCGCGTCCTCTACCTCTGGGACACCGAGGATCAAGTCCGTGTCGATGGAGTCTACTCCCGCATGATCCGCCCATCCTTATTCCGCATCATCAATTCGGCATACCGTTTCCTTCCTACTCCATTCCCCGGAAACCTCCACTGTCCCAATGTCCCGCAGGAACTACTGTGGAATCGCGTCGACTCATCCGCTGTCCTCCGCCACTACGGTTACCTCCACCGCTCCAACCGTATCGCGAAGTGGGAAAGCAATGTCGCAGAGCATCCCGACTCGGAAGGCGAGGACTACTACCGCCATTGCATCATCGGCGACGTCCCCTCCCTCCCGCCATCTACAATCCTTAAACACGCCGGTCCCCTAACCCTGGAACCCATCTCTTCCCACATCCCTTCCAAATGAACATCCTCTCGATAATGCGCGTCCGCAACGAATCCAGGTGGATAGCAGAGGTTATCACCTCCATTCTCCCTATCACCTCCAATGTTCACATCTTCGACGACCGCTCCGATGACTCCACCGTCGACATCTGCCGACAACTCGGTGCTGTCGTCCACCCATCCCCCTTCTCCACCCTGGACGAAGCGCGGGACAAGAACTGGCTCCTCCGCAATGTAGCCGACCCCTTATCCCCCGACTTCATCCTCTGCACGGATGGCGACGAAATCCTCGATCCCAACACCTCCCACCACCTCCGCTCCATCCCCCCCGACCCCCACCACCGGGCCTACTCCCTCCGCATCCTCTACCTATGGAACAACCGCTACACCATCCGCAAAGACGGTGTATACGGCAACTTCTGGCGTCCCAGCCTATTCCGCTGGTCCCCCAACCTCACCTTCCGCTCCACGTCATTCGGAGGCAACTTCCATTGCGGTAACATCCCCTCCAACTTAGGCGGAACCATTTCCCGCCTCCCTGTCAACCTCCTCCACCTCGGATACATGCTCCCCGAGGATCGGCTACGAAAATTCGAGTGGTATAACCGGATCGACCCCGGCAACGCACAAGAAGATGAATACCGCCACATGGTGCAGGGAGACGTCCCTTCCATCCTCCCTACTGATCGCCTTGTCCACGCAGGCCCCCTAACCCTGGAGTCCCTATAGATGCCTGTATACCAATTCTTCGTCCAAGGCCGTACCCGCGCCGGCCAACTCCGCCACACAATGACTCTGCAATCCCTTACCGAAACCGCCGACTCGCAGGGATCACTGACGA